ATGGGACACTTTCTCAACCGTCACACTTGCCTTTTCTTTTCATTCTATTTTTAGCCCATAATTCTTTCAAATGCTCTTTATTTTCTTCCTTCCATTTTTTGATTTTATCTTGATTATTTTTTCTCCATTCTTTCATATATTCTTTTCTTTTTTCTTTTATTTTTTGCTGATATTTTCTATCTCTTTCTCTTTTTGCTTCCCGTTTTTCCTCATCAGTAAAATATTTTTTATTTGGTCTAATATCAGTTCTATTTTTCGCTGCTATACTTTGTTTCTTTTTAGTTTCCTCTGATGGAAGAAATCCTCTACATCCTTCTCCACCAATTGTTGAATTGTATCCATTATGATAAGTATCATACTTATCAACATAAAATATTTCTTGTTCGTTCAAAATACAAGTATCATATTCATCAACAATCCCATAAATGAAATTATTCCATCCATATTTTCTTACGGCACGATAAAACTTATTATTTACACCTCTACTACAATCGTGCCTGTGCTGACCCTTTCTTCTTTCTTCAAATACAGTTTGCCCTATGTATTTTTTCCCAGTAGGAATACAGTGATAGCAGTAAATTACTCCTTTCATTCTACTCTAATTTGCTCGCAATAATATTTATAATACAAAGGAGGGACTTTCACCCTCCTCCTGAAAAGTGCGAGCAAATCAGGTATTGTTATTTAGGTTTTTTTTTTCAAGAGCAATCTCAAGTTTCAGTTTACGAATACCAGTTACAAAGTAAGCAAAATCACGAGTTTCTGTAATAGGTTTGATTTCACCACATACACCACACTTTGACTCATAAACAGAGGAGCACCCTACAGAATATACTCCATACTTCTTCCCACAGTCAAAACAGGTATTGTAGGCAGTTTCAAGTTTCTTCAGGAGTGCCTTCTTCTCTTTGAGATTCATAACGCAGTTCAACAAGAGGTTTTTTGTCTATGAGGTAATCATACAGCATCTGGGCGAACCCGTAGTGGGGTCTTGTGCCAGTTTCAATACTGGTTGAGGTCGCTACCGTCCACATAATATCCAGTTCTTTCTTATCAGGTAAAGTCTTCATCATTCAACTCTACACCATCAGTAAGGTCTTTAAGTCTATCCATAAAGTCTTCATCCATTGGTATCAACTTCTCTTCACCTCTATCAATTCTATCACACATTTCCATCAAGTATTCTAGAAACTCTTTTGGATATGTTTCATCAAGATTGATAGAAGTCCAGAACCACTGATAACATTCTTCATATGGGTCATCAGTTTTTAGAAGAGCATAATCAGCATAGTTTCCACTGATAAGATCTCTCCACATCTTAAAGTTATTCCAGATCTCTCTCCAACCAGTCTGGAAACAATGACCAAAGTAATACTCAAACCAATTCAGTTTCGTCTTCATCTACTTTCTCCAGATAATCCCATCTCCAAGTACGGGAAAGAACATCAATATCAAATCCAAACTTATATGCCCAGAACAAAATACCCAAAAGACCATTACTTCCCATTGTAATCTGAAGATAAGGTGAAGAAGGGAAGTCATTCCAACTTACAGATGCTTGAAGCAAACTCCAACGCTTGATATTGAAAATCTGAACATACCATTCGTGACCAAAGTCTTCACGATGCTTAAATTTAATTAGATTCATTGTTTTCCTCAAAGTCAAACCATTCATACAGAGAGTTCATCGCACCATCCACCACACAATCAACCACAGCATCTTGGTGTGGGTTCTCTACGTGTTTATAAGCACGATTGTAACCATAACGGACACCTTCTTCCAGTGCCATTTCCAATACCTTACGGAAGTTGGGTTTCATATCAATAAGGAAGAGATTTCAGACCATCCAGAACTTCCTGAAAGCGTTCGGCACGACTCTTGTGGTGCTCTACATTCTCCTCAAGCACACTCACAATATCGTCCAAGACAACATCCAGAGACGCATCAGTATCAAAGTATTGTTGGATTGCTTCGGCAAGATACCGCCGCCGACTCCATTCCATACTATAGGGTTTGTAGTCCATAATAATGGGTGTATATGGGTGTATTATAGAGTATCTAGGTCTGGTTGTCAAGATCTAAACATTTCTCAAACTTATCTCTTAACTCATTAAGTTTAACCTGATGTTGAAACTCCATAATGTGATCCTTTATTTCTTTCTCAACATCGGTCAGTTCTAAACGATACTTGAGTTTAATATCAACAAGACGCACCATTTCCATATAGAATTCTGTGCCCTTATGAATAAACTCCTCGTATTTCAATCTCTTGTTCTCCAATCAGTCTCATCGTCATCACGCTTAAACCAATCGTGAAGTTCATCAGGACTATCAAATCCTCTTCTACCAAATCTTTCGTGACCCAGACCACCAATATCCATTGAGTTCAGGAAGTCATCCATCTCATCCATATCAGGATTTTCTGCTCTTCTTCTTGCCTGACGAAGTATTGTAGCAGCAGAGCGATTTGCCTTAGCAAGTTTCTCTGCCCAAATCATATCTTCTAAACTCACTTCCTCGTGTAGAACAATCTTTTCACAGATTGCTTCCAACCGAAGACGATATTGTGTAGACAACATATCTTTCTCCAGATATAGGGTTATTTATTTTTCATTTCGTCCATTAACTCTTTTGCGAGTTTCATAGAACGACGCCACATTAGATATTTTACCACAGGATTACGTGGATTGTTCAACAACCACCACTTCTGCTTCTCATAGTTAGACTTTGCTAACTTAAGCACATAATAAAAAGCAGCAGCGACACTTTCATCCGTTGCGATGAAGTATGCCGCTACTGCGAATACGATAAACCAAGCGTAATAAGTCATCATCTAGGTCTCATAGTTTTATTATTTAACCAAGAAATTGATCCAGACTGGAGACCGATACGCCTTTTGCGGACTTTTGAATGTAGGTTTTGGCGGACTTGTAATTGTTTGCTAGATGAACCTGCTGTCCGTTATGAATAATCATAAATTTTTTACCAAATGGAACAGCAGCCCACATTCCATCTTTAGTTATATAACCTTGTGGATCTGATGGTTTTGGATTTAAGATTCCTGGACGATCTACAAAAGGTTTCTGAAAGTTTTCGCTCATCCGAATACAGCGGTCACACCAACAACTTTAGCACTTGGGTTACGTGCCAGAGCAGTCCGCTTGGCATCATCATAATCGCGTGCCTCAACGATCTCATCAAAGACTTTACCAGCGACATAGAGTTGAACTTTGCAACGCATTGGGGGATTCCTCCTTGTGTATGAGTATTATAGCAGAAAACTCAGCGTTTGACAACGCTGATGGCAGGCAACCCCTGCTGGAACACGGTGTCCACCACCGCTTGGACCTTCTTAGCGGTGCTGATGCCCACAGAAGAGTAGACAGGGATACAGACCAACCCAAAGGACTTGGTATAGTCTGTAAGGGCACCAGGGGCGATCCTGCCGCTGCTGAGACCCTCTGCGTCGTCCTTGTGGAGACGGATCACCCGTCCGATGGTCTGGGAGATGCCGATGTAATCCATAGATCGCATAAACAGCACTGCCTCCAGACCAGACACGTTGATGCCCTCGCTCAGGATGCTGTGATGAAGAACCACAAACTTCTTAGAGTCATCCTTGCCCCAAGCACTCAGAGTGTCAAAGAACACCTCACGGTTGACCTTCTGACCATCAATCACGGCACCAGTCTTAGACGTGATGTACATCCAAGAGAACCCACGATCCTCCAGTTGCTGACAGAAATCAGTCTGAGAAACCAGAGAAACAATCTGCTTGGTTGCCTTAGAGCAGATCAGAACCTTACCCACTTCCTGAGCATCAATAGTTTGAATGAGGTTCTCACAATCAACGTCAGCAACAATCTGACCCTTGGAAAGCATCTCAAACTGCTGTACCACAACCTTAGGGGGAACAATGAAACCGCCGTCCACCAGTTCAGGGGCAGGAACATTACAGATGACCTGACCATAAACCTCTGGCATATTCATACCAGGTTTAGAAATAGTGACAGAATGCTTAGGAGTAGCAGTGAAGAAATAGCAGCGGTCAGCAACAGCAGAGAAGTGCTCCGTAGCAGGGAAAAAGTTACGCTGAACAGAGTTGTGTGCCTCATCAAAGTAGATGGTATCAACGTGAATATCTGCTTGCTGAAGACGCTGAAGAGAATTATAAGTAGTGAAGATTAGTTTGTGACCTTGAGTTGCTTCTACCCAAGTACGAATCACATTGGGACGAGTGCTGCTGAAGTGATGAGTCTCACCACTGTGACAATGGAGAACTTGTGCGTTTGTGATAAACTCAAGAAACTCACTGGACAACTGCTCTGCCAGGATGATGCGCGGGCAGCAGACTACAATCGTCTGAGGAATATCTTTCAGAAACTGACGGATGGCATCAAAGATCATCGTGGGGGTCTTGCCAGCGCCAGTCGGCATGATCAGTTGACCGAGTTGATACTGTTCCATAGCATCAAGACCACGTTGCTGGTGAGGTCGGAGTTCAAACACAGGTCTCATCGCGTATGAAACTATTATAGCAGAAAACCGCCCCTGGTGCGACCCAGTGGACGGTTCTTAAAGTGTCTTAGACTCTGATCTTCAACCCAGACAAAGGTAGTCTAGTGGTATTTAAGGATTATGTCAAGCGTAGAAATCATTCCAAGCAGATCCATCATAACCTTGATGTTTGCCAGTGCTGGAGTTAAATATAATCGCACCAGCGGCAACAGATGCTGGGGTAATTGCGTTTCTTTGTGCTGTTGTAAGAACTGGGGGATAGAATACACCTCTTAACGATGCTGTAAGATTCGCAAAACGTAAGTCAATTGGACCAATAGGAAGATCAGAGTTAATACCAACGGCACCGATTCCACGAATAATCAGATTATTATTGTAGATATTTGCTTGACCAAAGACTTGAAGAGCACCAGCATTCAAAGTACCATTCGCTGGATCATTAATTTGTCCTAATGGAGCCGTGGTTCCGATACCGACCTTTTCAGTAATACCTACAGTTCCACCCACATAAAGTCTTGGGTCAAAATTAGGACTTGTGGTAAGAATACCAATTCTGCTAAAGAAACCAGTTTGTCCTCTTGCGTCCAAACCAACAGCTGGAGTTGTAAGTCCAATACCGACTGAAGAAACACCAGTTACATTCAGTTGAGAAAGTGTGGTAATACCCGATGTATTGTTGAGATTGACATTCGCAAGAACACCGCCAGAACCACCTAGAACTGCTTTGTTAGCACCAGAACCAACTGTAAGAGTATTAGGAATCTCAACGTTTCCACCAAAGAAAGCATTTCCAGTGACTGTAGAGGTTCCAACAACGTGTAAGGTGTTGTCTGGATTTGTTTTAGCAATACCCAATCTACCGCCGTAAGTTAAGGTCATTAACTCAGCATTAGTCTGACCATAGATCCAGTTAAAGTTCCCTGTTCCTACACCAGCACCACCAGCGTGAATATGTTGATTAAATGCTCCAGTGGATCTGTTCAGAACATCAAAAGTCCCTTGTGAGTTACCAAATCTTAGGACAGTAGAACTATTTCCAAGACCTACAGATTGACCAATACTGATTCTTGATTCACCGGTGTTGCTTAAGACTTCAACTGTTGTAGTTCCATTCTTGCGAACTTGAATTTCTGATGTGGGATTTGCTGTTCCCACTCCAATTAAACCAGCACCAGTTGCTGTGAATCCAGTTCCGCCAGTTCCAACATTTAGAGTATTAGCAATTGTAGTAACACCAATTGGAGACTGAATAACTTCAATCGTATCTGTTACAATTCTCGTAGCCGTAATAACACCAACATTAATATTTGGTGTGCCTGTCAGTGAAGAAGCACTTTGAGCAGTTCCAGTTACGTTTCCAGTTACGTTTCCAGTAACTGATCCAATGAATCCACCAGTCGCAGTGATGATTCCAGAGACACTGATATTTGCTGGAAGTTTGGCATTATCAATGGTTGGAAGGACCGTATTAAGAATCGTTCCGTTTGTAATATTGTCAGCATTTAAGTTGGTTATATTTGTTCCAAAACCAGCAAAAGCGTATGCTGTGACGACTCCAGATGCCCTTATATCGCCTGTTGAATTGAATCCTACCCCTCTACCACTAGCGTTTGGATTAGCACCAACCTGGAAGGTATTACGGGGGTCTGTGGTAGCGATACCAACGTTACCTGCGGCATAAATTGAAGTAAAACCAAGACCTACATCAATATCAACCCATTGTGATGTTGGAAGATTAGAAAGAGTGGCACCATTACCATAAAAAGCAGTGGCTGTAATGATGCCACTGCTTGCCGAAGCACTGATATTATTACCAACTCTAAGTTCTGTGGTTGTTGATACACCAGTTACAAAAAGATTTCTAGAAGTAACAAGTCCTACCGAACGAATATTTCCATTTACATCTAATCTTTCGGTTGGAACTGTGCTACCAATTCCAACCTGACCACCACGAACGACTAGATCGTCATCATCAACTTGAACTCCATCCCTAAAGTTAAAAGTCTTTCTAATATTAGACATCTTGGTTTTTTAGTTATTTATCGTTCAGTTTTTGCTGAAGGTCATCAACTTTATGTGATAACTCTTTAATCGCTTCAATCAGAAGTGGAGTGATCTTTTCATACTGAACTGCCTTGAAACCATTCTCTCTAGTCGTCACAATCTCAGGAAGAACTTTTTCAATTTCTTGTGCGATGACACCAATGTCTTTACCAGTATGTGAGGACTGATTATTCCAATCAAAACTGTTTCCACTGAGGGAGAGAACCTTTGCCAGTGGATCTTCAATTGGAGTGATGTTGTCTTTCAGTCTTTCATCAGAACTGAAGAATGCGGTAATATCATCAGTGACGCTCAGAATGCCAGTGATAACCGTGTTGTCATTGATGTTCAGTTGTCCACCATTGCTATCCAGAGTCAGTTGTCCAGTTGAAGTGTCAATTGTATTGTCATTAGCAACACCAATTCTAATATTGTCAATCGTGGCACCACCGTTAGCGTCAACGAGATTATTAAATGTGGTGACACCAGTGATCGTCATACCTTGAGAGACACCAAATGTTCCTGCTACAGAAACATTTCCACCAACATTCAGATTCTTCTCAAGTCCAAATCCACCATCAACAATCAGAGCACCACTATCTTTGCTGGTTGATTGTGTTGTATTGGTGATCTCAACGGTGTTATTAACCTTCAGAGTTCCGTTAATGATGGTGTCATCGTTAATTTTAATTTCCTTATTGAATGTAACAGGACCATCAAACTGTGACAGAACTGTTCCAGAGTTTCCACCTTCAACAATCAGTCTTTCTTTAATGACAACTTCATCAAATACAACAGACAATCTTGAAGGATCTTGTCCTGTAATTGTTGGTGTTGGAATATCAAATGTTTTTTGAGTTCCCGAAGATGATGAATACTTAGTATTACCAATGAAGAAGTCACCATCGCTGTTCATACCAGTATAAACAACGGTTCCACAAGATCTTTCTTGTGCCTGGACAAGAAAGTCCTCTCTTTCGGTCAGAGTCTTGACTTGAACTTGTGGTAAACCAGTTGAATAGTTACCAGGACCATATCCAAGATATTCAAATGTATGTCCAGAAGCACGAATAATGGATGGTCTACGGAATTCAATTGCCAGTGGTTTGATCTTCTTAATCAATGATCCACCAGAATGATTCTGTTTTCTTGTTCCCAGAACACCACGAATGACTGTAATTTCATTAAGACTTGATCCAGTCAATGTAGAACTGGTGATTCTCATAATCTCATTATCAATCTGAATATAAGATCCAAGTGGGAATCTTGTTACTGTTCCAATTCCAGAGTTAGTTGTCTGAACATGGAATGTAGTATCATTTGTAACATTTGAAAGCAGAGTCAGGGTCTCTCCAGCATAGAAAGAAATACCACGAGCACCTAGGCTCTCTGTTGAAGAATCAGATGTTCCTTCATTTGCCGACAAACCGTGTCTTAGAATATAAAGTGGAGATAGGGAACGATTAGTCGTTGCCGAGAATGTATTAACACCGACTCTCTCTTTGACCAGGAAGTCTCCAATGTTGTTATTAGAACTGTCTAGAACTCTAAAACGATTTCCAGATACAAGAGCGTGACCTGAAGAACAATTGAAGGTTGAGACTCCACTGACTGAATCGTAAGAACTTGTAGAGACACGAATTGATGGTCCCAAATCAATCGCATATTGATTTGTGGCGATTCTTGGATCACCATTTGTAATCGCAATCGCAACTGTTGTGGTTGAAGGAACCGACGAGATTCTGTAGTATCCGTCTGAAGTGGTTCCAATACCAGTGATTTGGAGAACATCACCGATATTTGTAGAAATACCAGCAGTTGTGACTGTAAGACCAGCACCAGCACCAGCCCCGATCAGTGATGTATCAAAGTCAAGTTGTTCGTTGTTTGTATATCCTGAACCACCATCAATGATCTCTGCAGATCTAATACTTCCACCAGCGATAGTGACTTTTGCTGTGGCACCATCCCAATTGCTGGTTCCATCATTGAACAATTTAACATTATAGAAGGTTCCGTTTGTATATCCAGAACCACCAGTTAGAGCATTGTATGTGATGATACCACTGAATCCATGCCCTCTTTCAAATGTAATTGTGGCAATACCAGCAGTAGTGCTTGTGAATGAAGTAGAAACTCCAGAAATCTTAAGACCAACGCCAAAGTCCTTGACAAATTGGTCTGTTGCTTCTCTGGTAATACTCTTCTTTAGATCATTAGTTGAGACATCACCAAGAGGACTTCTCTTCGCAAATGTCTTTGCTGATCTTGGATTATCATCTATATTGTCCTTATCAAGTTGTGGATACAGATCTACAACATTCTGACTATACTTAAGGCCAGTAAATTCAGTTGAAATCGCATTGTCTGCCTTCAGAACATACAGATGGTAGATTCCATCTTGAGTGTTGAAGATATAAGGACTGACGACTTCACTTCTATAAACAAAGTAGTTAGACTTAAGATCATTTCTCTCAAATCTTGGTAGTGATGTATTTCTTGTGGATACATTGTTTGTAAATGTTCCGACGCTATGAGTGACTCCATTAACATCAGTAGTTGAATATTGAAATCTCTTGTCGTCAACAACTGCTGTGACTTCAAAGGTTCCGTTGTATCCAATGTCATTTGTTCCAGCAGTATTTGTTGTGCTGGTTACATTACGAACAATGATTTGCTCACCAACATTCAAGTTGTGTGGAAGTTCTGCGAGAACTGTTACTGTGTTAGTAGAAACAGAACAAGTACCAATGAATCTTGGATTTCTATTATACGCATAATCCGTATCACTGATTGATGTGAGTGTAAAGTCAGTATTGGTTCTAGCACCAGTGCTGCTAGATTCTTGAATGATAAATCCATCGCTAGGATTTTTTCCGTTAATGGATTCTTTTGGAATAACGACACGAACCTTATAGAGTTTTTCGTCCAGAGATCTTGGATCGTCCTTTCTCTTGACAAAAGATACATTGGTTCTTGAAGTCAGATTTGCGACACCTTGAGAGGCAATCGCACTATAGATTTGATTGCTTGATTGTGTTTTTACGAACCAATTTGAGCGTAAAGTATCCCATTGAACTGGAGATCCAATGTCTCCTGCTGCTTTGTCTGATACTCTACTGACGATTGTGAGTTTTGCTCCACCATAAACAGTAACTGCTGATCCATTTTCTGCGTTTGTTTGTGATGAAGCAAGTTTAATTTCAGTGGATGATTGGCGAATCGCATAGTAAAGAGTATTATCAAGAATGTTTTCTGGCAGATCGCCATCATCACTGAAGATTCTGACTGTTTCACCAGTTTGAATCTGATGAGTTCCAAGAGTAAAGATATTAGATGAAGGTCCAGAAAGAACAGGATAGTTCTTTTCCGATACGCTTGTACCCTGAGCAATGGTTGTTCCTGATCCAAGAACATTGTCAAGCATACAGATTGATGCTTCACTGGTTCCAGAACCGATGTTTACATACAGTTTATCGTTCTGTCTAGCACCAATACGATAACCTTGAATGATGATTGGTGGAGCATCGTCTTGGTCATTATAACCAAACAGATACAGGTGACTTGAAATGCCGACAGAGGTTGTTAGTCCAACATCAAGCGAGATCCAGTCAATGTTGACTTCTTCTTCTACATTTGCTCTTGGAGTAATAATAGAAGTCACATAGGCATTATTGTCTTTCGCAAATGCTTCTTTTTTGAATCCATCTGCTGATAGCGAGATCTGACCAAAGTTGGAGTTGGAGTTGGTAATAGATCCGTCACCACCAGATTCAGAATCAAAGTGCTTGTTAAATCCAATCGCAAATACAGAAACGATCTGAACGAACGAATCATTTGTCATTTTGACGTGACTGGTTTCCCAACCGTGTCTGTAAATCGCATCGGCATCTAGGTGATAGACTGTTGCTGGATCAAGAGATGATGCTGCCGCAGAAAGAGCAGCACCTTTTGCCAAACTAACAGTTATACCTTCATAAAGTCTAGAGGTCTTGTTATATTTTACAAATGAACGGTCGTCTTTTTGTAGAGAAACAGCGGTGAACTGTGCCACGACCATTGAACGGAAACCAGATGCCTTGCTACCATCAGCAAGCATTCCATTCATACCCCATACGGATCTCAGAGATACGTTGAAAATGTATGGAGAAGCACCAGAAACCGTATCAGTTTCAATGGTTACGGTTCCAGAAGCAACACCAGGAGAAGCAGGGAGATTATCTCTTACAAAAGGAAGGAGATAAGTGAATTGTGTCGCACTGATAACATTCTGAACTTTTGTTGAGATGTTATAATCTAGTGTGCTGATTCCATTAATCTTAATTGGAGTTCCAGCAGTAAATCCGTGTGCCGATGTGGTTGTTACGGTGATAACGGTTCCTGGAGTTGATCCATCTCCAGAAATAATCGCAGAAATATTAACTGGATCGGGAGCAAAAGCACCAACGATTTCCCATTCTGGACGCTGCTTGGCAAATCCAAGAGTATCGGATGGGTACTTTTGATCAATATCTCTACCAGACGCACTATTAAATGCGTTTGATAGTTTGCTATAATACATATCAAGATCGGTGATCGCATATCCCTGTGGGATATTGACACCATCAGCATACTCAAAGCAAGTCAGTTTATGGTGAGAGAATGTTGGTTTTGACTGATTATTCGCAGAGAAATCAGCATCATCCGTATAAACTAGACCAGTTTCATCACCATCAAACAGAGAGAACTGCCAGAAGTAACAAGCACCAGTGATTCTAAAGATCGCTGACTTTTCTACGCTTGTATCAGTTGGGTTTGGAACATACTTTGGACGCAGTTTGGTCTTTCTTAAGTCAAGACCAACGATAGATGTACCTCTTGGAACAACAACACCACCATTAATACTGTTAAACTTGTAGAGAATGTTGTCGTTTTGTGTGATATCAAAGTTAGAGGATAATGTCAGAGTCAGAGTATCTTGTGCTGCCGTCTCTGCTCCTGATGGTGATACCGCAGTCGCAACACCACCCACATCTTTGATCGCAAAACCAGGTCTGTTATCAATGACGTGCTCGCCAGGAAACAGAAGAATGGTTGTTTTTTCTGTAATATCGTTATTGCTGCCTCTCAAGTATGAGAATCTTGCCGACTCAATAAGAGCTCTTTGAATTGTTTTGAAAGGTTGGGTTAGGGAGTTTCCCTGATTTGAAATACTATCAGTTGCGTCAATGTCATTTGGATTAACGTAGAGAATTCTTCCCTCTGTGTTTTTAACAAAATTCTCTAATTTATTAAGAGGCATCGGATTATATTCGCCAAAATATTTCTATCTTTTATTTATCCCAGTAAATCCTCTTCATTATATTCATATTCAATGTCATCTGGCATATCTTCAGGGTTCTCTAACTCAACTGGAAAGAAGCAAGGATGAACCTCCTCATCTATCAGATAGAAGGAACTTCTGTATAAATCGTCTGGTTCAAATGTGCGATTCTTATCTGCTGCTCTACAAAGATCTAAATCATACAAATGTCCATCAGGCATTTCATCAAACGTAAAAGGAACGTGATTGATGAAATACATTTTCACAATCATACTGCCATCATTGTACCAGCAATATGCGTGATCTATACGATAAGACATAGGGGTTTTCCCATATATCTTATTTATTTTCTATTCTTTGATCTGTAAGTATCAGTTTGTGCGTGACAGTTGGGGCACAAGATACGAAGATTTTCTAAACGATTATCGTGGTGGTTGCCGTTTATATGGTCAAGTTCAATGGGTGCTGGTTGTCCGTTCCATTCAGTTATACCACAACATTCACACTTATGTTGTTTGAAACCTTCTGCTAATAAACGATTTTTAAGTTTATATGATTGGTGATATGAATTTTCAGTCAAATAGTATTCAATTGGTTTTTTAGTATAATCGTGAGTTTTTCCTTTTAAGTGTGCCTGACCAGTGAAATGTGAATCATCAAGATTTAGATCTTTTATTCTTTTTTGAGCAACAGTGTAATTTCCACCTGCTTCTTTCAAATTAAGTTTAGATAAAACTTGTCTAATACTTGTAGAAGTTTTTACAGCTTCTATAAATTGCTCATCAGTATATTTACGATTAGACATAACTTAAACGGAAAACTCATTATTATTTATATTGCTATGTCTTTTAAGTAGCGGTGGCGAGATTTGAACTCGCACTGTATTGATTTTAAGTCAACTGCCTGCTGCCGATTGGGCTACACCGCCAATAAGACCATTATAACTCAAAGAGTTGTAGTGGTCAAGTGCTCGTTGTCAGGATTGAACTGACCTCTGCCGATTTATGAGATCGGTCCCTTCAACCAGATGGGTAAACGAGCATTCGCTATTCGCAAATACCGAATAGCAATGGGAATACTGGGAGTTGAACCCAGACTAAGCCCTTATAAGGAGCCCGCTCTAACCATTAAGCTATACTCCCCTACAAATACTACTGTGCCTCGTTGTTTAACTCAGTGTGTATTCGTATGAGTTCGTCATCAACGGGCATCATCACTGCTGCCTGCCCGTCCTCATTAACGATTCCTATGTGCTCGCCGTTCTCTACACGACTCATAAGTTCATCAAATCTTTCTTGAAACTCTTCCACAGTGAAAACTTCCATTTTTCAAAGAGGGTTAGCGTAGGCAAGACAATCTTCGCTTACTTGATTCCTGACAACATCCAGGACACTCATAAACTGATCAACAGTCTCACATTCTACGATTCGCTCGTCACCTTCACTAGAATACAAATAAAACTTACGTGCCAGAGTATCCACGACACAGCGGGATAGAAACTCTTCGGTGTTGGCAGTCATGGGGTGGTTTCGTTGATTACCCACATATTATAGGGCATCTGGGGGCGCCTGTCAAGGGTCACTGGAAGTCGGGAACGGAATTGATAGAATTCATTAAGGATGTGGTACTGGTTTTGAGAGCGTCTATTCTCCCATCAGCAGACTTCTCCCCCCATAAAATAATTTCTTCTCCTAACTTTCCATCTTTTACGGTGCTTACATTAGTCAAATATGAGTCTCTTTGAGATCTTAAAGATGTAAGTTCAGCAGCAATACTACTAATTGAGTTTGCGTATCCTACACAAGTCGCACTAATTCCTCCAGGATGCCCTGTTGTAAAGACTGTTCTATAAGTTCCTACATTAGATCCATCATTATTTGATGTTATGGACGCATACCCATCACCAACATTAGAAGATGATAATGTAACTGTAGAGTCTGATGTAAATGGGTTTCTAGCAGTGTAGTCCGTAAGACCACTATAAACTTTATTTTTTGCCTGATCTTGATAAACAGTGCTTCCAAATCCAATCTGAACACTATTGACGATGAGGGCAGCAGAACTCGTAGTTGTTAAACCGACAGAGCAACCAAGACCAACCGCAGAAGATACCAAACTTACAATTTGAGACTTCTTAAAATTGATTTGATTATTCAGATCTAGAATTTTATTGTCAAGAATCGCAGCACTTTCTTTAAAACTGGTGATCTTATTTTCTAAATCTAGTATGTCTGCTCTTTTTTGATCAAGAGGAAGTTTAACAGGATTTTCTACAATATTATCGTTCTGTGTCCAAGTTCCATCATCATTTTGACTAATCTCTTTGTAAGTCAGAGTTTCTGTAGGAGTTTCTTGAATTTGATTTGTGTTATAAGTATTCAGAGAATCTAGATCCTCTTGAAGATACTTAAGAACTTCTTTGGGTGCTCCTGTTGTCATAGTCTATTCATCTGATAGTTAATATAGTCGCTATTGTTGCCTGGATAATCCTCATAACCACCTTGATATTCTGGGATATTTCTTTCAACATCCTTTCTTTCAGCACATACAAGGTAATAACAATGTGTTGAGGTGTCTAGATGATTTTTAATATATATCCGATTGTCTTCAATTGACTCCACAAACAGTTGCTGATACTCACCGATTGGAGTCAGAGTGACTGTAATTGTCTCTTCATCAACTAATCCTTTCCAATAATCTGGAAGTTCAATGATATTCCCTGATACTTTTCCTCTATAGTATACATCCGCAGTTGGTCCTTCTATACAAACGTGCCTTAATCTCCATCCATCTTTCGTAGGGTGGGGAATGTCAAAATCTTTTTTTGCTGATAGAACATCGTCTCCGATGCGAAGACTTCCAGAAAAAGCGTCTATATTGATTGTTGGTCCACCCATATAGATGTCTTGTCCACCAATGTTGACATTTTTACCAACAATATTAGTGTTTTTTCCAATGAGTGAGCTTTCTTTTGCTTTAAGAGAATTTGAAACAACAGCAGATCTTAATTCAATGCCAAGTGTGACGTTTTCTCCAGATGTAATATGAGCACCAAGTTGTGTTGTGACTCCATTGTGTAAATTCAATCCTAAAGTATTCATTGTCAATGGTTTATCTGGAGCAGGTCCAGCACCAATAACTGTTGTTCCTAAAGTAGGTAAGGATCCTGTACCAAAATATCCAGCATAAATTGATGCAGTTCCTGGAAACAAACTCCGAATAAAATCTGGAATCGGCAAAGCCGTATCAAAAACTGGATGAATGACTGATAGATTAAACGAATCTGAATTAGCAAACATTTTACTTACAACTCTGTCCTACACCTTTGAGTAAATCAGCAAACACTGAGGGAATAAAAGCACTGAGTAATTCAGAAAGTGGAGATCCTCCCTGCTGAATCTCACCAACAATATTAATGAAGTGATCCGTGACTAAATTAATCTCTGCCTGCCCTCTGACACAGACTTTTGTACCTGATAGTGTCAGTTGCTCACCACTATCTATGGTGATTCCACCGTTTGCCTTAAGTAAAAAAGAACCATCATCAGTATCAAAACCACGAGATTCAATATAGATGTTTCTGGCAAGAATCTTTAAATTACCTGATGGGGCACATAGAACTAGATCTCCGTTTTCACAGTAGACACCGTATCCTACTGCCTCATCTTCTGCCTTGTCTCTTCCCTTTAGAGCATTATGTCCACAAGTAACGATGTTACTACCTTGAATATGTTCAGTCTTACCCCCATCACTTGTGTATTTGCAGGTTGAATTAGAAGGAACAGCAAGTCTAAACTCTGTTCCATCATCAACTTCTTTTGGACCACCTGGACCAAAGAAAGCTGAACCATGTGCTCCATCATAAAGTATATACTCTGGTGGTCTTTTCTTTGTCATTATTTTAATACACAGTCAATAACTTTAATGAGTCTTGTGGGATTAAAGTCAGGTTGTTCTTGGAGATATTGATCTCTATTCACAAATCTCATTACAGGACGAACCTTTAATCCTGCTCCAGTATCACTATTTATTGTGATCTCTGGAACTTCACCAAATCCGCATCCAGAAGAAAGAACTTCCATCGCAACAATCTGTCCAATTTCTGTAATCTGCACTTTGACTTGTAATCCAGCAACATCAGGAGTAATGGAAACACTATCAGTCAGAGAGTATCCAATACCTGTATCAAGAATCTGAATTTCATCCAGACAAGTCACATATTCTCTTGTGACAACTTCTTCATTTGGTAGAAGTTGCTCTGTTGGTTGCCCAAATTCTGTGAAACCAGAAGGTGTATTTAAATATCTTGTCCCACCGTTGACCATTATGACTTGAACAACTTCACCATCATTATTAATAACTGTATATCCTGATGCTCCATACCCACCACTTCCAGATGGACTGTTATCTGAACAAGTATCTTTAAAGGTCACAAATGGTGGAGCAGTGTATCCTCTACCACCATAAGATAAATCTACGCCAACGACTTCACCAACAGAGTTAATAACAGCATTTCCAACTGCTCCTACCCCATTACCACCAAAGAATTCAACTTTTGGTGGACCACAACGGAAAGCACCTGGAAAACACTGAACTCCTGGCGGAACATTACCGCTGACAAGATCGCTTCCTTCAATTCTTTCATCTCCAAAAATTGAAACTCCTGGCAGAAGTCCACCAATGGCAGAATCAACACCACCTAATATAGTCTCTTCAATTTGACCAGCATCTGGAATTGGTAAGAAGTTATTACTAAAATCTTCTATTGCTGATGGTGTGACTCCAGTGCCAGGAATCCAAGACTTAATTTGTGGGCACTTTGGTTTGGCACAAAGGAATGCTTCAAATCCAAGAATAAAGTCAATTGCTTCAAATACTTTTCCAGCAATTTTAGCAACACCACCGAGCACATCATTAATCGCAGAAACGATTGGTTGAATTGCCTCATCAATTTTAGCAGATAGATTATTGATCAGAGCATTTGTGAATTGCTCAACAGCACATATAGGAGCATTGATCACATTACCGATCATCGCATACAAGAAATCAACAACAAGATTTGATAATCCCTTGATAATCTCATTGAACTTACAAATAATAGCGTCAATGATTGCTTTGATAAATGTGTTCTTCAGTGCCTTTGATAGTTTGTTAAGGATTCTATCAATTGTTTTTTCAATCAATTTACGAAGAAGATTCATAATATAATTACGCATTCTTTGAACAAGTAGTTTCAAGATTGATGCGATAATCTGACTTGTCCTGGCAACAAGATTGGTGATGTTCTGTATTCTATTTACTGCTCCCTTCACATAAACATTATAATACTTCTTGATTGTCTTTAATGTTTCAAAGAAATTCAATAAAGCATTATTGATTCCAGATAGAGTGCTTTTTCCACAAGGATCTGGTAATTCTTGTATTTGCTTTTCAAGTTCCGCTTCTAATGCTCTCAGTGCTGTATAGTTATATCCATCTCTACACTTCTTTTCTTCGGGAGACCAAGATGTAGTTGTCTCAGATGCTACAGGACAATCTTCTCTTGCCCAGTCTTGTCTTTTTCTTATTTCTGCTAATAGTTCTGCCTGATAAGTCTTTATCTTTTTTAGTTTTTCAAGTTCTTCGGGTGTTAGATCAAGATTTTCTGCCTCTCTTTGCTGATATTGGTTTTCTAATTGAGTGTATTGATCTTCTAGGAATTTAAATTGATCTTGAAGTTCATTGAACGTAAACTCTGAGTAATCAACATTATAAGTTATTGTTGGTTCCGTGCTTCCTGGTGAAGTTGATGTACTATCTTCTAAACGTACAGCATTTGGTGGTAAGTTGTTGGTTGAATATGGAGTTCCATCTGGTGGTGTGACAATATATAAAGGTTGCCCGTTAGGACTTGTACCACTCTCCACATAAGTTGGGTTTTGAGTGTCTGTTGTTTCTGGTGGATTTGCTACTTCTTCTGCGTTTGCCCTTTCTTGTAAAGCAGTCAAATTTGGTCTATCAAGTTGCCTCACTGTGCCAGTTCTTGTATTTTTAGCAACTTCTGTAGTTAAAAGAGATCCTGTTCCTGATCTTGGTCCTGTTTTAAGACCAATCAGTTCTGCTGCTTTTTCAGTTAAATCATAATCTCTACCAGAGATAAAAGGACCCCTATCTTTTACAGTAAGAACAATTGATTTTCCGTTTTGGGGATTAGTAAATCTTATTTTTGTTCCAAATGGTAGAGTTTTGTGTGCCACCCAAAGACTATCTTGTTTTAAGACAGTTCCATCCGCCGTTTTATTACCATAAAATCCAGGCCCATACCAACTGGCAACACCTCTTGGTCTTACATCTGCCATTTATCAATTTACCTCCTTGTTCTGATATTTATTAGACACCACGAACTTGCCCACCAACACCATTGATACGATTAATAATGGCATCAATCTGTTCTCTTGGAACTGGTCCAAGTTCTCCCCTCTGAATAGATCTGAGAAGTAATTGGTCTTCTGCTTTATCTTTTGCTGTATAATCTCTTGCTATCTCTGTTGATGTGGACAACTTACTAGCATCAAATGTCATAGAGTCTTTTGCTTGTTCAAACTCCTGCTTTGTTGGTTGTGCTGGTGTTACTGGTTTATTTCCACCTCTCATTTGACCACTATAAGGAGCAAAAGAATTGAATCTTGTGATGTTCTCAAATTCAGTTGACTTTCTTTCTTTGACTATTTGTAATGATACATTGTTTTCGTAGGTTCCTCTACCTAATACCGAAGTAATTACAGGTACTTGGTTAAATGGATCTAAGAAATATCCACGCACCCATTCACCACCCGTAAGTCCAGTTGATCCTCTACTAGCATTTCCTTGAGATGTTGGTCTCTCTACAATCGCCCAAGGTAGTTGTTCATCTGGTGTGATTGCTCCTGCTTTATTATGCATTCCAACAATTCTGACTTTAACTCTATCACCCCAACCATCAGGATCAGTCTTATCTAGAGTTTGGTTTGGAGGAACTTGTCCAATAAACCACTGATAGTTAATTCCAGCAAATCCTATATTTTCCATTACTTTGTATACTTCCCGTAAGTGTCTCTCACTAAAGTTAACGATGTAATTGATTTACCACCGGCACTTAAATCAAAACTATGACACAAATGTAATATTAAGTATTTACCACTTAGATGTTCGTCAAAAGGAGAAATATTTTTATCTCCAAGAGTGACATATTGAAAATCACAATTAATAACATCTCCTGCTACAAGATTTGGATTACAAGGAACATTGATTTGAACAACTTGATTGAATAGTAAATTATATCTCGTTGTTGCCTCTGCTTGCCATCTTTTTGGATCATTATTTGTTCGGATAGAAATACCATCATCCAAAGATCCAATGTCTAAGATATGATAATGAGTTCTTGTAAAATCATCAAAGTCTTCAGCAATTTCTGCTTGTTTTCCAAGATACTTATTTAATTTTTTTTCTCTCAATCTAATAATTACTTCGTCATACTTAAAAGTTCTTGGATCAAAAAAGATATTTCTAGAAGAATAAACACCTGACTTTAAGGCACTCAAAATACTTTGGTTTTTTGTCTGAGTCATTGATAAAATTTTAAAGTCAGATTGTGGATCATCATCTCTTAAAACCGAAGTTTGTCTATAAGTATATTGAGGAGTTTTGGATATCAAGCTAGAAATTGATCTAAAGTTAAATCCATTCTGAGTTTCATAAAAAAAGTATCCAGGATCCTTTTCATTTAATGAAACTGATTTTGCTGCTAAGTTAAATAAAATAAAAAATGGATTTTTACTATTTCCATTGAAGTTATAAGTATTTTCTGTTGGATCTATATTGATTCTACTTTGAGGAACTTTAAGTTGTTCTCTTAAGATTTTAAGCACAGATTCAGAAATAAGATGTGTATACTTTTTGTATACCGCTGTTTTTTCATTCACAAATGAATATGGTGATATTAATGATATTGCATAGGATTCTCTATTAGATTCTTTGGCAAATCCTGGTGCACCATCAACACGTAGAGGAAATTTTTGGAAGTCTAATTTTCCAAGTTTAGTGGTAAATTTAAACTCCATAATTTCATTACCAGTTATAGGTAAAGAACTCAATAAAGTTCCGGAAATTTGTTGTTTATTCTGACTGGATGATACTGAATTTCCAGCAGGAATACCAGTATCAACAACAAGTAAGTTTGCGGTAACGACTGGAGAAAATAAACTCTCATAATATTGAAAAGCAATCGTTCTAGGTGGAGAAATATCTACACTATTTCCATTTTTTACGATTGTTAATGCGTCTACCTGAGCTCTTTTTAATGCTGACATATATTACACGTTCCAAATATCTGGGAGAGGAGCAAGATTAGGAGATGATGATGGAAATGGATCTTTTCTACTACTATTTACCACAACAGTTCTTGTTTTACCTTGTTGAATAATTTGTTGGGTTGTATTGACCATCACAATCTGAATATCCTCTTCTTCTTCCAAAAGGAAGGATGTCTCTGGTGAAATTGTTGGGCCCTGTTGTCCAGGTTGAACTTGATAAGGTGATACTGGTGCTTGTTGAATTTGCTGTTGTTTTTTCTGTTGTTGTAAAAGTTGTTGTAGATTAGCAGGACCAGAATTTAAATGGTTTAAAGTATATTGTGATCCATCTGGTGCTTGGATATAAACTTGATTACCATAACCACTACCAGAATCTGGCATAAATTTCAAGAATTTTAATCCACCTGTTAGAGTAATTCTCTGATCGGGATTTCCAGCATAATCTTCACCCTTATGAATTCTACCCCATCTAGGACCAATTCCAGAAGTAAATCTCAATCTACTTGTCATTGGAATACCTTCTACTAATATATTCTTTTTTACATTACCAGGTATGCCAAGATTATAATCACCAACTCTTTCAATATGAAGGTGTGATCCACCTGGTCCTATAGGATCAGTGTAACCAGTATACCCAACTGTGCCAATCACTTCACTTGTATCAATAGAAACTGTTCCTGTCTGACCTGTTGTTGGAATTGGTTGTTGTGATTGTGGGGAGGTCATCGGAGTTGTTTTAAATGGTTTAGTCAGTTGTAAATCTCTTAATTGTGTTAAGAAAGTTTCAAAAGATTTATTCACCCCATTAAAAGTATCACTAGATGACTCAAGTAGTAGGTAATTTTCTTTATTTTCTTTTGATAGATTAAAGAATTCTCCAAAAGCATTATATGATTGTCTTGCTTGTCTAAGTTTTGGAGATCCACCAGGTCTTGCGTATGGTGAAGAAGTAACTTTTGTATCAGTAGTTCCTCTTGAAACATTCACTCTGTCTGTCGGACTACCTCTACCAGTTCCTTTTTGTGATGGAATATTTGAAATCGTTCCACCTTTTGCCTTTCCTTGTGGGTTTTCCTGTGATTGGGGATTGGATTGATCTGGCTGATTTGAACTGGGTGTACTACTAGATTTGGAATTTAAGTCTTTATTAAACTTTGTATATTGTTCATTCAGTGGATCAATAATTTTATTCATATCTAAAATCAATTGTTCTAATTGATTTTTTCCTTCAATTAATTTGTTTTTTGTTGCTTCTGGTAAACTTTGAATAATACTAATAAATCCGTTGACACCATTTACTGTCGCAGTAATAACACCAACAATTGAATTAGCAACATCAATTAATGTTTTTCCAACTTCGGTAACTTTGTTAACAATCGCAGGTAGATTGTTAATTGCTATACCAATTAAAATAATTCCAAAAAATTCTTTGACTTTATCAAAGAAACTCATTGGACCGGCAACAATTCTAGATTTTATATTTTCAATCAGTCCTTTTCCAGGTGCTTCTAATTTTTTTTCTTTGTCTGATAATTGTGACTTTTTCTCTCTATCAACCAATAACTTATTTTCATCAAGTCTTAGTTTTCTTAACTGCTTATTGTAACCAATTAAAGAACTTTTGATATTGGTAGAATTTAATTTTAGTTGATATAACTGTTGTGTTTCCATACGTTATACAAAAATCCCATATATTTTTGAAGTTATTCTCATATAAGGATTCATCGTATTAACAGATCCAATCGTTGGTTCTTCTGTTGCCGTTCCACCAGAAGGTTGAACTAACTCATCTCCACCACCTTGAACTATTGGTGGAGCGGTCATAGGAATTATAATTGGTGCCTTTGGAGTTCTCTTTGGTTTTCTAATACTCTGTGCTTTAATTTCTTTTACTACAGGACGCAGTATGTCAGTTGGTTTTTTTGGACTACCTTGATCAAGCGAAGATACTTGTATTTGTTTTGTTCTATTTGTTGTAGAAAAACCTCCACCAGTAGCATCATCAACTTTTTTAAACTTAACATCATTGATAAATTGATCTAGTTGATCTTTAAATTTGGTCAATTGTTGTTGAAGGTCAATAATAACAATCTTTAAAGTCTTATTACCATCAAGCATCTCACGGACACCTTGACTAAAAGATGCCCAAAGTCTTCCAGAGTTATCATTAATATCTTTCAATAGTGGTCTGAATAAGTTTGCTGCTGACGAACGAATAACTTCTTCACCAGGAGCCAACATTGCTCTCACACTATCAACCAATCCAGAACCTTTACCACCAACGGATCCACCACTAGAAAATCTTTGAATGATATTTGGATACTGTTTAATTACACTCGCTCTAAAGTTATATGATGAAATTTTGGGAATTGTTCCACCAGAAGAATACATTGCACCTGGAATTGGCAATGTCAATGGATCTTGTGGTCCTCCAGGTTTAGTTAATTGTTCTTTGGCAAAATATGCTCCAAGTTTTTCATAAAAGGGAGAATCTTTTTTATTTAAAGTTTCCTCAGCCGATTTTAAATCTTTTCTTACATAAGGTTTGATTCTTTCTATTTCTCTATTTCTTGCTGCAAAACCAATAATAGTTGTTAATGCTCCTAACAGAACAGGATTTAATAAAACTGCTGAAACTACTTGTATAGCTGCTATTAATTTGGCAACCACAGAAATCAGTTGAAGTCCAACCAAGACCCCAACTATTTCTTTCCAATATTTTCCTACAAAACTAAGAGTTTCTGACAATTTCTTTTGATTATTCTTATCAGATAACCAAGTAAATGCCGTGTTAATGGCAATACCAGATACAATAATTCCAAAGAAGTCAATTAACTTTTGGAATATATTTTTGGCAGGAGCAGTGACCTTATCAAAGAAATTACCAACTCCTTGATTAAATTTGTTTATTGATTCAATTGATGCTTCTTTTTTACTTACTCTTTCTTTCTCAGTTTGTTTTTTGATACCACGAATTGCTTGCTTTCTTTCTGCAATTCTTGTAGCAAAATCTATTGCTAGTTGATTCTGAATTTCTACAAGAATTCTATTCGTCTCTTGTAATGCGTCTAGTTGATTTGTCTCAAGTTTAAGTGAACCTTGAGTTCCTTGTAGTTTTGGTCTTTGTAAAAATCTAAAACTTGATCTTCTAAGTCTTGGAGTAGCAGCACTTGAAACAGCTTCAGCACCACGAATTACCGAAGATGAAATGTTCCTACTACTAATCTTCGGTATTGATGGTGCCTTATAGATGGGACTTTCAAATGCCACTAGATTGCTTTGCCTTTAGGTTTTCTTCTTCAATATAAGTTTGAAGTAATGAGACATAAACTTCACGCTCCCAAGGCATCATATTTTCAAGCTCAGTTAATGAATATTTATGGTGTTGCATCAACTGAAAATTGACATTATAGTATGACTCAAGACTAGTATGAGCCATACTCAAGTGAAAAAACTCGCCAGACCCTCCAGGACTACATCACTTTCAACCTTAGTCTTTGGATTCTTAACTTTGATTGTGTGAGAAAGTTTAGGCATCGTCGTAAAGAAAGTCTCAATTTCTTTGAACTGTTTAGTATTCATCTGTTCAATAAATTCTTGAAGTTCTTTCTTTGTACAGTCAGAGGCACTCCACGACTCTTCTTGATCATAAACCGCATCAATACAAGACGTAATCATTGCTAACGACTTATCAACATCACCACCTACTTCATTGATTTCAAAGTTATTCTCAACAAATTGTTCCAATGATGGATACTTAAGTTTCATTGAGAGAGAATCATCCAATTTAATAATGTTGCTGTGATTTGAATCCTTTTGAACCTTAATATCATCAATATTGATTTCCATCTGAACTTGAGTCTCACCATCATCAGGACAAGTTACATTGACTTCAACAGTTTCACCAACCGATTTGGCACGAACGTTAAGGAACAAATACTCAATATCAAACGTAGATAGTTCAGAAATTTTTACATTTTTGGTCAGAAGACAATCTGACAAAATCTGAACAATAGCACCTGAAATTTGCTTCATATCTTCTGATTCTAGTGCCATAATCAGAATTTTTTCTTCTCTAACTAGAAATGGTCTGTATCTAACTTTTTTTCCAGTAGAGGGCAAGTCCAACTCATATGTTGGTGTAGAGATCTTTGGTAAAGGCATAATAACCTATAGAAATTCAGTTGTGATTATTTATCATGGATTTGTTAGTCCTCTTAATTCCCTTTCTTCAGCAGGAGTGATATTACCTTTTGCTTGTTTTACTCTCAATACTCCTACTCTTCCGGAGTTTGAACTTGGTCTTCCGCTAGTTGTATTTGTTACGGATGTTTCTGTAGATGATTGTTGTGATGACCCAGAACTTGAACTACCTGTTTGATTTTCTCTAATAATTGTATATCTATCATAATTAAATGTCACTGTGATTTTTAAAATGTCAGCTGGACCATATGAAATAGGTACAGAAGCAACTGATTTTGGAAAAGCATTAACTAAATTATAAGTTCTTGATTTATATTCTTTACCAACAAGTCCATAATCTCTTTCCATTTTAGCGATCTGAACAGAAGTTTTATAATCGTCAGGAAATCTAAATCTTCTATAAAATCCCTTATCTTGTGAATTTTGTCCTACTTTCCCGCCAGAACCACCAGATATAAAATCCATCCAACCTTGAAATAATTCCAATACTCTATATTTTCTATCAACGTAAAACGTCGCATCAATATCAGTATACAGTCTAGTGTGAGCAAATTCTTGAGTAACTCCTAAGAAATTATCTTTAACTTCGGATGTAGCAAAAGTTGATCCTGGTAAAGATATATCGGAGCAAAGAACACCATATGCTCTCGTATCTAAACTAACACCAGATTCTATATAACCCTCTCTACCTAAAAATTGTATAAGATCTGATGGTAGACCAAATTCAACTACATATTCATTACTCAAGGAAAGATCACTGTATAATTTACGTTGATCTTGAGTTAGTATGGTGTATACAGGCGTACCAGCCATCTAAATATCTCTTATGGAGTCTTAATTATAAAGTATTTAGATGTCATATAAGGGAAAATACCAACCATCGTTTCCACAAAAATACAAAGGAGATCCAACGAATATCATCTATAGATCTCTTTGGGAACGTAAATTTATGGTTTATTGTGATATAAATGAAAAGATTTTGGAATGGGGATCAGAGGAAATGTTTGTATGGTATCGGTCTCCAGTAGATAGCAAACCTCACCGATATTTTCCAGACTTTTATATCAAAGTTCAGGAATCAACAGGACAAATTAAAAAGTATTTGATTGAGATTAAACCAAAAAGACAAACTGCTCCTCCACAAAAACCAAAAAGACAGACTAAACAATATCTTTATGAAGCGTATGAGTATGCCAAAAATCAGGCAAAGTGGAAAGCAGCAGAAGAATGGTGTGCTGATCGTGGTTATGAATTCAAAGTTCTTACCGAAAACGAATTAGGTATTTGAGATGCCTAGAAAGACACTCAAGCAAAGACAAGAAAGTAATCCAACCGATGATAATGACAATCGGGTTCGTTCGGTTATTGATGGTGTGATTGGTAATGAAGATCCCGATGATTTGATGCTTGAGATTTTAAATGTTTTACAAGAAAGTGGACGAGTTCCAAGAGCAGGTAAATATTATACTTTTGTCTACCGACCAAAGACACCATATATAACTTACGATCAAAATCCTCTAGTTGCGGTCACTGAAGTTTTCCGATGGGGATTTAAGGGTATTAATTTTCACTGGGGAGAGTTAAGACAATATACTTATGATGAAGTTGCTGGGCAATTGTATGAGGTTTATGCTGACGAACTTGCCGACTTAAGAGAGATTCCTTTTGCCAACATCCGTCTAAATAGTTAAAAAATAGCCAAATGGCAGAAGTATTAAGATATCCATACGAAGCACTAACGGATAGTACAGATTATCTACAGATAAATCTGATAGAAAAAAATGTAACTAATTTTGGATCAGAAAATACTTTAGAAAAGTTGTCTTTGATCAATCGTGGGAAATTTGCTCCAAGAGCAGAAAATAAAAATGTAAATATAAACAAAAAAGAAGCAAATCGTGGATTATCTCGACAGACATTAACATCTGGTGGGGTCATTCTATTACCAATGCCATCAAGTATTAATGATACTAACCAAGTTAGCTACTCTGATGATAGTCTTGATGCCATTACTGCCACTATTGCTAAAGGAGTTGGTGGATCTATAAAGACACCACTATTTGACGCAAAAGGACAATTAAATACTACAGAAATTTTATCAAATATAAATAAATTCTTAATTCAACCTACTGTAGAGAACCAAGGACTGATAAAAAATCTAATATTGACGAATCTAGCATCTCAAGCAGCAAGCCTTGCTGGTATAGGAAACTTAAGCCTCAACCAAGCAATAGCAAGATCTTCTGGTCAAATTATTAATCCAAATATGGAGCTTTTGTTTAATAATCCAACCATTCGTAATTTTAGATTTTCATTTAAAATGACTCCTAGAAATACCGCAGAAGCAAATCAAATAAAATTAATTATAAGAAGTCTTAAAAAACACATGTCGCCCAGAGACTCTGCTAGTTTTGCCGATGCTAATCAACCAAATAGTAATATTTTTCTAGCTGCTCCAAATATTTTTGAGTTAAGATATAAAACTGGTAATGCCAATCACAAGTATTTGAATAGATTTAAGCGTTGTGTTCTTGAAAATATGTCTGTTAACTACACAGGTGAAAATGTTTATGCAACTTATCCAGATGGTCAACCAGTATCAACAGTAATGGATTTGTCATTTAAAGAACTTGAACCAATTTACGCATCAGATTATGGAACTGATGAAGGACAAATAGGAACAGGATACTAATGGGATACTTCAGAGAACTACCAGATCTAGCATATCAATCGTTCTTGCCAGGAAAGAACTCATCGCAGGATTATGTGATTGCGAAGAACCTTTTCCGTAGAGTCAAATTTCGTGATGACTTATATAATGTATTCACCATCTTTGACAAGTATCAAATCAAAGATGGTGCTCGTCCAGATACCGTTGCCGACGAGATCTATGGAAGTCCAGAACTAGATTGGGTTGTTTTGACCACTGCTAACATCATCAATGTCAGAGATCAGTGGCCTCTATCAGACTATCAACTTTATAATTATGCCGAGAACAAATATGGCAATGATCTTACGAAGATCAGATTCTATGAGACTACAGAAGTTAAAGATTCTTCCAACCGCCTGATTCTTCCTGCTGGTAAAGTTGTAACCCAAAACTTTACAATACCAGATCCAGATGATGGAACAAAAACTCTGAGTCCTGTGACTGGTATTACAAACTATGAGTATGAAACCAGAAAGAATGATGAAAAAAGGTCCATCTATCTTCTCAAACCAGCGTATCTACAACAGTTTCTGAATGATATGAGAAGAGAGATGTTATATTCAGAGTCTTCAGAATACATTACAGACACTCTGATTCAGACTCAAAATACTAACATTACACTACCACAATAATTCTAAGTTCTTATCAAAAACCATCACATATCGGTGCTTGCGGGAGCGGTCTTTCCATTCTCCTTCAGCACCTTTAATTTTGCCTCTAGAGTGTTTAGTTCCGTCTGCATAGTAGAAATCTTTCTTTGAGTCTGTGAGTCCGCAATATTTAAAGTTACAAGCCCGATAGATTGTACCACTATGGAAATCACTATCAGCGTAAGAGATGATTGCTTTAACTTCAGCATCCTTCCGTAACTGTCTAATCGCTCTTGAAACAAACCAAGAAGTGATATTATGCTCACTAGATT